CGTTCCCTTCGAGCGTCTGCAGCAGGGCCTTCGCAGCGGCGTCGAGGTCGATGCCGATCGCGGCGGCGAGATCGACCGTCGCCTGCGTCGCCCGGGGGAGCGACTCCTTACCGATACGGTCGGAGAGCGCGAGGAACTTCGCCGCCCCGAGCGTCGCCTCGTCGGCGGCGCTCCCGGTGGCCTGGATACTCGTCGCGAGATCCTGCATCTGGCGCGAGAACTCGGGGGTGAACTTGCCGGCGTTCTTGAGGGCCTGCTCGAACTGCGCGACCGCCCGCTCCTGCTCCCCGAACGCCACGACCGCCGCTCGCGCGACCCCGGCCCCCGCGAGCCCGAGGATCGCGTTGCGGAAGTTGAGCACCGCGCCGGCGATGCTCGAGAACGTCCGGCTGATCCGGCCGCCCTCGCCGCCGATGAACCCGCCGATGTGCCGCATCGCGGCGGTAAAGTTGTCTTTGAGCCGCAGCTCGACGATCAGATCAGCGGCGGCCACGACGACTCCGGATGCTCGGGCTCACCGGGCTGGCGGCCCGGAACCCGTCGGTGGTCTCGCTCGCGTCGGCCAGACGGTCGTCCGTGTCTGCGCGCAACCGCGCGAGCGTCGAGTCTATCACGCGCATCGCGTCCATCGTGCGCGACGGTTGGTCGAGGACGCCGCCGGCGAACGGCAGAGTCCCCTGGCGCCACAGGTGGTATAGCGACAGGTACTCCCACGTCCACGGCTCGATCATCGCCCGCGGGCAGCGCGGGAGCGGCTTGCCCTCCCAGAAGAATCCCGCGTTTCCGGTAGGCGTCTCCGTCTGGCAGCCGAAGCGGGCCTCCCATTCCCACGGCCGCCGCTTCGTCAACTCTGGATGCGCCGCTTCCAGCCGCTCCTGCCGGTCGCACGCGCACACCCACCTCCCGGCCGCCAGCGCGGCGGCCAGGGTCAGTTTCCCACTTCGGCCTGCGTCAACTCCGAGAGGCGCATGATCGCCAAGGCCAATTCCTGCACCGCCCGCTCGTGGAGGTGCTCGAGCGCCTTGCGTCCATCCCCGGGCCAGGGGATTTCCTTTCCGTCCCGGCGGGTCAGTCCGTGCCATCCCTTGAGGCCGTACGCGAGGGCGAGCTCCCCCGCGCTGTAGTAGGCCGACCCTTCTTCGCGCTTCCGGCCGCTGCTGCCAGCGTCGAGCGCGGCGTTGCGGACCTCGGCGCGCTCCTTCCCGATCAGGCCCTTGATGCGGAAGACGACCTGCTGGTCAGCCGGATCGCTCCGGTTGTCCGTCAGCACGTAGTCCTGCTCCGATGCCTCGGCCAACGCGAATGGACGGGCCATACGGCGCTCCTTCCCTCCCGGTGCCTGCGGCCTCGCACGCCCGCGCGCAGCCCGCAGGCGGCCCCGCGCGCGTCTCCGCGCCCCCGCGGACGGTTGTTAGGTCTGGACGTAGGAGAGTTCGTCGTTGCCGGCACTGGCGCTGCGGCGCAACTTGAACTGGAGATTCCGGACGAGCAGCCCATTCCGCTCGACGAGCGGCGCGGCCACGATCTGGACGACCGGCGCGCTGAACGTGTGGATGTTGCCGGCCCCGCCCGAGATCACGATGGAGAGGGCACCGGCCGTCGCCAGCCGGACCTGCTCTTCCCAGTCCACCGTGGAGACGGCCTCTTCCTCGGCGTCCGCGGTCGCACTCGGGTCGCGCTCGACGATCACGGCGTGCCGGTAGCCGGTCGCCTGTCCGATGTCCTGCCGCATCTGCACGTCGTTCGCCAGGTCGATCTCCAGCGAGGTCGCGATGAGCGTGATCGCGTTCCACGTCAGCGTGACGCTGACCGGACTCGGCGGGTTCACGCTGGGGAAGCTCGGCGCGAGCGGGGCGCTGTCCGCCGCCGCCACGTAGATCCCCATGAAGGTGAACTCGACGACCGGCACCTCGTTCTGACTGATGATGAACTTCGGATTGCCCATCACGCCGACGAGACGCCACCGCTTCTCGCCGCGGTACACGTCGATGGTCACCGTGTCCTGCGAGGCGAACGCCGTCACCGGGGCGTACGTGACGCTCGTGGCCGGCACGATCGTCTCGGTCGTGGCGCAGGCGCGGAGCAGCCGGCCCCACGTCGCCGCCGTGCCCGCCGTCCCGCTGCCCGACAGCGGCACGCGGAGCGTGAGACGACGCATCTGGTTGCCCGTGATGTTCCGGCGCCGGCCGAACGACGGCTCCAGCGGGTTCCGATCCGCGATCTCGATGACGGGCTCCAGCGACGGGTCGTAGACCTCGATGCCGGCGTCCCCGACGAGGGGCGGATTCGCTGTGCCCTTCGTGGACTCGACCGCCACCGCGATGTGTCCCCGCTCCTTGAGATGCACGCCCATGCTCGCCTCCTATGACCGGCCCGCGAAGGGGTCGGTCGCCTTGTGAATATACTGCACCTGCCACGTCGTTTGCACCGCCGCGACGTTCCCGCTCTCCCCGAAGGCGACGATCTGGCTGCCAGTGGCATGGAGCCAGTCTACGCCGTTCACGCTCTTGATCGCTCCCGTGCCGGGCACCGCGGCGAGGTAGAGCGCCTTCTGCACTTCGGCCAGCGCGCGGTTCATCGTCTGGCTCATCGGCTCGTCGCGGACCTCTCCACAGTCCACCATGATCCAGACCTGCACGTCGAGGCGGTTCAAGTAGAACGAGAGCGGCGCCCCCCCGGAGCCGCCGGCCTGCTGGACCTCGGTCGGGTCGAGGACGACGATGTACGGGTACTCGCCCTCGTGCTCCGGCGCGTTCCAGTCGCGCAGCACCTTCTGGACGACCTGGGGCGGATTGCCGCCGAGGTTCAGGCCGGTCAGCGTCGCCACGAAGGCCGCAAGGATCTGCTCGCGCACGCTGTCGGCCACGGGCTACGCCCCTCCCTGCGTGAGCGGCGGCAGCCGCGGGATCGTCCCGGTATTGGCCTGCGCGGTCGCGCGCGCGAGCACGGCGCGCATCTGCTGACGCGCTGTCGGGAGGAACAGCCGCCACTCGTCGGCGAAGTGGAGCCGGGGCCGGATCGTGACGTAGCGCAGGAGCAGGAACATCAGCCGCCGTCCCTCGAACACGAGGTAGCCGAGCCCGGACGCAAAGATGTGCGGCACGAAGTCCGGGTCCGCGAGATCGCGCGGGCTCTTGATCCGCGCCACGCCCGCCCCGGTCAGGTTGTCGGCGACCGGGATCGCGAGGAACTTCCCCACCTTCGGCCGGATCGGCATGGGGACCAGCCCTTCGTGGACGGGCGCGTACTTCTTCGCCGCGCCGGCCCAGGGATGCGCGGGCGGGCCGAAGCCGACATGCACGACGACGTTGGGCGTGCCGAGGCCCGCGACCGCCGTCCCGAAGGACTGCGAGAGCGCCCCCGTCCGCACGCCGAGCCGGTCGTCGGTCGTGCCGCCGCGCAACCGACCGAGGCGGATCTTCTTCTCGAACGCGCGGGCGATGTTGACGAGCGCCCGCCCCATGATCGTGACGAGCGCCGGCCCGGTCCCGTTGACCACGCGGCGGATGAACTGGCCGAACTCCACGCGGAACTCGAACGCGTCGCCCGCGGCCATCACCGCACCTGGAGGCGGCGGAACGGCCGCAGCAACTCGACGACGCTATCCGGCATCTTGAGCCCCGGGAAGGTGACGCTACCGCCCTGTCCGCTGATGCTTGTCGGCTCCGGCGTCGTCTTGGCGCGCTTCCAGATGGCGTGCATCCAGAGCAACGCCGCCTGCTCGATGGGCGCGAACTCGCTCGCCCGCAGGCCCTCGAGATTCGTCGCGACTCCGCCCGTGTAGACGACGCGGAGGCTCTGCGGTTCCAGGCGCTCGTCGGACGTGATGAGGTCGTATCGGACGTAGAGTTGCCCGGTCCGCGCCTTGAGCCTGTAGTTCTCCGCGGCGAGCACGGTGCCGCTGCCGAAGTCTCCGAGCGGATCGTAGGAGGCCGAAGCGATCGAGATGACGGGGGCGGCCCGCAGACGGAACCACCGTTGCGCGGGTTCGACATCGAGGTCCTCAGTCCGAGCGGTCCGCAGGATCGCGTCCGCGCGGTTCAGATGGGCGGCGATGTCCCCGCTCACCGCGTCGTTGAGCGCGTTCAGGTACCCGTCCTGCGTCTGCCCACTGACTTGCAGCGCGGTCTTGATCCGGTTCAAATCCGTGAGCAGAAACGGCGCTGCCATCGTGGGTTAGCCGGAGGCCGACACTCCGGCACGGCTACGTGCGGCGGACATCGCGAGATCCGCCTGCGCCTTGCCTTCCGCGCTCCGGCGCTCGGCCCACTCCTTCTCGATGTCGTGGAACTCCGCCAGCATGTGCTTGTAGTCGTACGCCTGCTTCAGCGTGAGGTTCACGATCTCCGGGCCGTGGATCATCTCGCGGCCCATCTGCATCGAGAACCCCTTGCGCAGCGTGTACTGCCGGCTCGGCTCCTTCGCCGGGCTCGGCTCGATCGGCTTCAGCGGCTCGCGCGGCATGGTGGACTCCTTCCCTCCCGGTCGGCGTCAGCCACCCGGGGGGCCGGGGCACACGCCCGGCCCCCCGGGGGCCAACTGCTTCCCGGGAGGGAAGTCTATCGCACGATCAGATCAGCACTAGGCCGAGGGGTTGTTCGGCAGGATCTGCGGCACGGCGAGCATGAGCACCCCCATCGTGAACGAGGGGGTCGTCCCGGCGATGGTGCCCGTGTACCGGATGTACCGCCGGACCCCATCGAGGTTCAGCGAGAGTTCCCGGTTCTGGTCCGTCGCCGTGACCTCGGTGAACGTCGCACCGCTCACGTCCGCGAACGTGCTGTTGTCGTCGGAGTCCTGGATCTTCCCGTTCAGCGTCGGGGTCGTCCCGGACACCGCGCCCATGTGCTGGATGATGAGCGCGCGGCCGAGGAAGTCCTTGGTGTCGAACCCGGCGCTGTTGAACGTCGCCGTCCGCGCGGCGATGGGCGAGAGGTACCGCCCCGCGCCGACCATCGAGAGGACGTTGGGCTTGCTTCCGAACATGACGGGATCCTCCTGTCGGTCGTCCCGCGCAGCGAGCCGCCCCGAAGCGGGCACGCGCCCGCAACCGCACCACTCGTCCGCGCGATCCTGACCGGCTTCCGAGGCCCGACGCGGAGCCCCGGAAGCCGGGGGGCGGTCACCCGCCCCACGGTGCACTCGTTCTACGAGGACAGCACGTCCGTGGCGACCGCGAAGGAACCGGCGTGGCGGACCACGTAGTCCATCTTCTGGATCACCATGAAGAACGTCAGGTCCTGCGTGTACGCGCTGCGCCCCGTCGTCGGGTTGTGCGCCTCGCGGCTCACGCGGATCTCCAGGCCGCCCCACCGGACCTCGATCAGGTCCGACCAGTCGCCGAAGTAGACCTCGGTGAGGTTGGTCGAGGAGCCCTCGACGAGGTTCGTCGGCAGCTGCGACGTGGTGAAGACCGGGTGCCCGAGCACGCGCGGGGCCGGCGACTCCGCGAAGCCCGGCGCGAAGAACACCGAGGGGAACACGTGCTGCGAGCCCTCGGTCTGCTTCAGGAACTGGTGCCACGCGTTGGGGTGCGTGATGTAGGCCGGCGCCCGCATCCGGCTGTTGTCCTCGTTCACGAGCCGGCTGAGCTCGATGGCGAGGTCGATGTTGAAGGGACCGCCGTTCGGGCTGCCCGCGCTCGCCGAGTTGATGCCCGGGGTGTTGACGACGCCGCGCGGCTGGAACGACGAGCCCGTGCCGCGCAGGCCCGCGATGTCGGCCGCCAGGGCGGCGTCCTCCACCATGTCCGTGACCAGCGCGTCCTCCAGATCCACGCCGTTCATCTTGAGCAAGTCGTTGGGCACCTCGATGATCGCGGCGTTGCGCTTGATCGACGCGATGGGCAGCTCGAACTGCGGCGTCGAGTCGGCCGGCGTGGCCGCCTCCCCGATCCAGCCGAAGGTCGCCCCGCTGCTGTGCCGGGGCAGCAGCACCTGGCCGAAGCCCTCATCCACCGTGAAGCGGCGCATCCCGGTCCGCGGGAGGACCTGCATCGCCTTCAGCCGCTCGATCAGCTCGGCGGCCATGAGCGGCGGGATGGTGTACGCCCCGTCGGACCCGATCTCCGTCGAGAGGATCTTGTTCCGCACGTCCTCCGGGTACGGGAACTTCGACAGGTTGTTCAGCCCGATGCCGCTCACGCGCTTCAGCACGTCGTGCAGGCACCACGCCTTCTGGTAGCGCGCCTGGCCGGGCAGGAGCAGCCCGGGCGTGGCGACGCCCATCGCGGCCTTCTGCTCCTCCAGCGCCTTGAGCCGCGCCTCGTAGCGCGCCGCGCCCTCCGCGAGCGACTTCTCGATCGTCGCGACCTTCGTCGCCTGCGCATCCAGGGCCGTGCGGACATCACCGACCGCGCCCCGGACCGCCTCGATCCCCTTGCCGATCTCGGCCAGACCTGCACTCATGGTCATCCTCCGACCGGATCTACCGGCCGTCGTTGCCGTCCGCCCCGCGCGCCGTGAGGGCAATGCCCTCCAAGTCCGCGAGCAGCCGGGCGTAGTGGCCGTCGTCGTCCCGGGCACCCGGGATGTCGATGTCGCCGGCCGGTTCCGTGCGCGTGGCCGCCTGCGCGGCCCGCTGCTCGATCCGCGTCGCCTGCGCCGCGAGATCCGCGACCGCGCGCTCGATCCGCGCCGCCGCCGCCTCCAGTCGCCGCGCCGCCGCGTCCATCATCGGCTCGTGCTCGGGTTCGCCCGTCTCCTGGCCCAGCGCGTCCGCCAGCAGGTGTTCGAGGTCCACCGTGCCGAGCCACGCCTCCGCGTCTGCACGGGTCCATCCCGCAGCCTTCGGGAACGTGAGCACCGTGATACGCGGCTTCGCAAGGTCGCCCTGGTCCGCGTCGTCCCGCAACACGCCGATCGTCGCCACGACGGGCTTCTCGCCGCCCTGGATCTCGATGTCCCGCAGCGTGTCGGGCTCGTAGAGGTCGAGCGGCGTCAGCGTCAGATAGACGTTCTCGCCGTCCTCCTCGGCCTCGACGTTACGCCCCGCGGCGCCGCTGCTCGCCTCCGGGTCGGTATGGACCGGGACGCCCTTGTCCTCGTCCTCGTGCGGGTGCATCCCCCGCAGTTCCTCCGCATGGGCCTCGACCCACGCCTGCGCCTCGGCCTGCGTCCAGCCCTCGTCCTTGGGGAAGATCACGGACTGGATCGCCGTCGTCGTCTCGCCCTTCAGCCGGCCGACGACAGCCTGGATCTTCGGCGCGTCCTCCTTGAGCGTGATGGTCCGCATCGAGTCCGGCTGGAAGTCGCTCGGCTCGCGGACCCGGTAGCGGAAGGATGTGGCCGTCTCGTCGAAGCCGCCGCGGTTCTCGACCGCCAGCCGCGCGGTGAACTGGACCGCCCGCTGCTCGCGCTCCGCCGTCTGCGTGACCTGCCCGCCGAGGCGATGGATCACGTCGGCCACGGGCTCCTTGAGCGCATAGACCGCGAGGACCAACTCCCGGAGATGCGCGAAGGTCAGGCCCGCCGTGGCCTTCGCCAGCCGCGCGATCTCCGGCGCCGTCTCGATCTTGCCGATCTTGTGTGTGAGGTAGGCGAGGCGGCCCTCGTAGGAGGGCGGCCCGATGTGGACGATGCGGTCGAAGCGGCCCGGCCGCAGCAGCCGCGCCGGAAACCGCTCGACGAAGTTGGTCGTCGCGAGGTAGCACACCCCGTCGATCGTCGCCTCGCCATCGAGCAGTTGGAGGAGGGCGTGCTGCTCATAGCCCAGGTGCTCGTCCATGTCCTCGAACATCACGACGACCCGCCGCTCCGGCTCGACGTCGCGGAAGGCCCGCAGCCCCTCGGCCACGGTGCTGATGTCCTCTCCGAAGAACACGACATCGCCGCGCCCGACGATCAGGGCGGCGGCCTGGTGCAACGCGCTCGTCTTGCCCGTCCCCGGCGGACCTTCAAGCAGGAGTCCGCGGTGGTGCAGCAGCCCGAGCCGGCGGTAGTCCTCGGCCACCGTCCAGAACTCATCGATCTCGCGGAGCAC